CAACGTGAAACCCCGGAGAACACTCTTCTTAACTTTATCAAGCAGAACCCTGAAGGCTTTACCGTCACGATTGACGGTCAGCCCGCCCCTGCTGGCTACGTTGTCGCTCCCGTAAAGGCTGCCGAGATAACTGTTAAGGCTGATGAGCTTAACGCTGACTCGGTGCGCGAATACGCAGAAATCTTGAAGGATGTTGCGGACTCGACAAATCGCGAGACCTACGCTGGTGGGTGGCTAAACTCCGAAGATGGCCTGTACTACCTTGATGCAGTCCATATTTACGATGAGCTTGACACCGCACTCTATATTGCTGATAGTGCAGAACAGCTTGCTATATTTGACCTAAGGACATTCGATGAAGTCAGAACCCCAGAAGGTATCGAACAACTCAAATCGGCTGGAACTTACAGCGATCAAGCCCGGAATGAGCGTGGAAGAGATTCAGACCAAGCTGCTCGAAAGTATGCGGAAATCCGCGCAGACAGAGGTCCGAAATTCAGTCTCTCAAGAGAGCAGTTAACAGAGAGAGACAGCTTCTCTCGGTACAACGAACAGTTCAGTGTACCGATTGATGCCTACGAGGCATCGAGCTTATCTAGAGTAACATCTCCAAGTCCTCACTCCGAGAACGGCTCTCATAGGATTTTGTTTGGCAACAAAGCCTTGACCGTCTTTGTGCCGAAGGGCTTTGACAAGTTTAGTCGTAATCGTGACAAGACCTTTGGTTTCGGCCAAAGGCATATGGTGAAGCACGATGTAGAGGCCTCCAAGCGAACAGGGGGTACCTATAACAGCATAGCTGATCTTGCCACAGCCGCCTTAAATGCATATTGGCCGCTCAGGAATAACTTAGGGGGAAGCCCGTTTAAGGTAACTGAGGTGCAAGGCGCGACGGGCAGTCCTCAGATGAGGATGGAGTGGAAGAACGAAAGCTCTGGATACCCTGCCGTATTTATTTTTGAGCCGTTCTACGTCTCGACCGTTATGCCGGGTGTCGCTCAAAAGAATCCGAATTTAGCAAACACACAGGTCATGTACCTGAAGAACGGTTTTGTTGGCGCTTCTGATGGTAAGAGCAGCAGCCCCGTACCTCAGCCAGCTATTCGAGTAAAAGACCGCACTCGTGAGATGGAAGTTTCTATCCAGCGGGGAATGGCTAACGCTGTCTCCGCACAAGAGAGCGCAAAAGTTGAACGCGAGGTTCTTACACTCAAAAGAAAATATAGCCTGAAGCGCAGTGAGGACAATCTCTCTCCTGACGCTAGAAAGATTTATCAGGATCGTATTTCTACACCAGAAGATCAGACATTCTTTCAGCGGATAATGTCTTCTTTTGATATGAGTGACCCAAGCAAGCGCTCTGTGATGCTCAAGATCAGGCGTAACATAGCTGATAACTATGCTGGTGCTCGTGCGATGGGCAAGAGGGCGCAAGAAATTGCCGATATCAATGCTGAGGCTCAAGTCAATTCAGCAATCGGTCAGCTTGAGAGAAAGCGCGGAGTTGTTGCCGCTGGTTTGAATATAGGCCCGCTTGTAAGGTTTGGCGGTCAAGTCACTGCCATCAATGAGAACATTGTTGAGAACCTTGAGAACGATCAAGCCCGTGCAAAATTCCAAGCTGCGTTTGATCGTTTACAGCAAGAGACGCAGTACATAGAAACTGACCCCGTGACTGGGGAGCAGACTGTTGTTCGCTACGAAAGCACCGCAGACCTCAAAGGTTTAGCGAAAATTTTTGAAGAAATTGAACAAGAAGGTCTTTGGGCTGGTTTTAACTTGTACGCTGCGGCTAAAAGAGCCAACAGGCTCATGACAGAGGGGCGTGAAAAAACCTTTACTCAGGAAGAGATCAATCTCTCACTTGAAGAGGGGGCCAAAAACCCGGCGATTGTGCGGGCGTATCGAAACTACCAGCTTTGGAATAATGCTTTCGTTGGGGTTATGGAAAACTCCGGTGTGATCTCAGGCGAAGCGGCGCAACTGTGGAAAGACAATTCGGACTATCTTCCGTTCTATCGTCAAGCCTTTGAGAATGAAGGTGCCATTTATGACATACCGACCGCTCAGGAAACGGCAAGCGGAGATGTTATCTTCACTCCCGATGGGGCGTCTCCTAACAACAGTGTGCTGCAAAATGTTTATAACATTAAGGCTCCTAAAGAACTGAAGGGTGGCAAGCCGTTTTACTTTGTGATGGTGAATAACGTATCTGACAGTAAGTCCTATACGAACGCCGAGGACGCTGCCACTCGGTTAAACGAACTAAGGAAAATGAACCCGAGGGCAAAGGTTGGTCTAGCAAAGAGCAATCAGCGCATTGACAACCCAATCAACAACATACTCAGAAACTTCGACGCTGGTGTAACATCTGTTCTGACTAACGTGGTCGCGTCACGCGCTGTTCGAGACCTTCAACGTCTTGGTCTTGCCCAGAGAATTCCCACTCCCAATAGAGTGGAGCCGACGCCTGATGTCGTAGGCATTCGTGTTAACGGAGAGACAAAGTACTACAGGGTGCAGGACGAGCTTCTTCTTGCTTCGTTGGGAGCCACTGGCGACTTCCAGATGCCGGGTCTCGACCTCATGGCTGCACCAGCAAACCTCCTTCGTGAATTGATCACGAAAGACCCCGGATTTATGGCAGCAAACATGCTGCGTGACTCTGTGTCCGCTTGGACAACTTCGGGAGTCACCAAGATACCGGGACCCAGCACAGTTGCCGGGTTTGTCAAAACAATTGCAAAAGATGCCAGCGCTGAGGCTTTGGAGGCCTCTGGGGTGGTTGGTGGCTACGATGCAAAGCAGGACAAAGAAGCTGTAAAGCTGTTCAAAAAAATCAACAGGCAGCGAGGACGCGGTGGACTCAGTCCTATAGCTTGGTGGGATAAGTGGGACAAGTTGTCCTTGGCCTCAGACACCGCAACCAGAGTCGCTGTCTACAATCAAATCTTAAAAGACACGGGTGGCAATATAGCCGCAGCCAATACCGAAGCTCTAGATGTTATCAACTTTAGCCGCAAAGGCTCTTCTCATGGCATCCGCTTCTTCTCTGCCGTTGTCCCATTCTTGAACGCTCGTATTCAGGGCCTTGACGTTCTTTATCGTAGTGGGGCGCGAGGCGATGTGGGAACGACATCATCTATGACCAAAGCGCAAAGGCAACGGCGCTTCTTCATGAGGGCATTGGCAATCATATCTATGTCCACCGCGTATGCTATGGCGTCTATGGATGACGAGGACAACGAGTGGTACCAAAACGCTACTGAAGTAGACAAGGATAACTACTGGATTATTCCGCCTACGTGGCTTGGTCTCGACACAACTCCTGACACCCCGGCCCTCAAGATACCCATTCCTTTTGAGGTTGGTGTTCTCTTCAAGGTTGTCCCGGAAAGGATCGTGCGTACCGTTCGTGACGACACGGGAATGTCAGGGAACTGGGGCGCTTTTCAACGCCATTTTATGGGGACGTTCGCTATTAACCCGGTTCCTCAATTTATGCTGCCAATCGCAGAAACAGTGGCTAACTTTGATTCCTTCACGGGCAGACCTGTCGTCACCTATTGGGATGAAAAGAGAGAGCCTTATTTATCTAATCCTGATTACGTCTCACCTTTAGCCATTGAGACTTCTAAAGGAATTTCCGAGAAGTTTAACATTCGCGTTCCCGCAGAGAATATCGATCATTTGGTTCGTGGATACACCGGAACCTTAGGCAGCTATGCCCTTATGGCAGCAGATGGCATCATGAGGTCTGCCGCTGGTATGCCTGATAGGCCCGCGAGAAGGCTGGATCAGTATCCTGTCCTCAGCCGTTTCCTACAGGAAGGTCAGGGAACTGGGCCTGTGGAGTCTTTCTTTGATATTTACCAAGAAGTGATGCTTTTCTCTAGTTCAGTTAGCGAATATGAAAATACGGGTAGGCTTGAAGAATTAGATAAATACATTGGACAGAGACAGAATGTGGCTCTCGAAGCAGATTACATCAAGAGTTTGGCTGAATCGTTGAAAGAACTCCGACGCTTTAGAAAACAGGTTTCCACTGACCCTGTGATGAGCGCGGATGACAAAGCGGACTACTTCAAAGAAATACAGACCCAGATGAATGAGATTGTCTCTGAAATAACCAAAGACAAAGAGAGAATAATTCGGAGGACTGACTAATGGACATTGAAGAGTTAAGGGTTGAACTCGAAGAAGATGAGGGAATAAAATACGAAATATATAACGATCACCTTGGTTACCCCACTTTTGGCGTAGGCCATCTGGTTAAAGACGACGACCCGGAGCATGGTATGCCGGTTGGCACTCCAGTAGACGAGGGAAGGGTTGCTGAGGCGTTCGAGCAAGACATAGAGACAGTATTGGAAGATTGTTGTAGGCTGTACTCTGATTTTGACGACCTCCCCGAAGAGGTGCAAAAAATCGTAGCCAATATGATGTTTAACCTTGGCTACCCAAGGCTTAGTGCATTTCGGGGAATGAAGGCTGGCGTTGATGCTAGAGATTGGCACAGGGCTGCTAACGAGATGGTAGATAGTCGCTGGTACAATCAAGTTCCTAATCGCGCAAAGCGGTTAGTAAACAGAATGAGGAGTGTCTGATATGAAGTTCGTAAGAAAAATTCGTTCTTGGATCATTAACCGCGTCTTAGAGATCACAACGTGGGGCGGTATCGGATTGGTTCTGGTCTCCGTTGCCGTAATTATGGATTCATCATTTATTCTGGCAGCATTGGCCGCCGCGTGTGGTGTAATCTCCATCATCGGGCGCGAGAATAAATAGCCAAAATAGGAGGGGAATATGCCTTTCGCTATGAGTTTGACAGGCGGAGAGGTGGTTATTATTTCTCTGCTACTGCTAACCTTGTTTGCATTGTTTAGAAAATGATTGGTTTAATCAGCGCTGTCCTTCCCTCTGTCATGGATGTGGCGGGGAGATTTCTCCCAGAGGACAAAGAAAAACGAGCAGCGGCGGAGCGAGAAATTGAGGCACAGCTAACAACTCACCTCGCAAAGATCGACCTCGCTCAGTTGGACATCAACAAGACGGAGGCGGCTCACCGTTCAATTTTCGTGGCCGGTTGGCGACCATTCATCGGTTGGTCATGCGGTCTGGCGATGTGCCTTAATTTCCTCATATTTCCGCTTGCCTCCTTTGTTCTCGCACAAACTGGTCATCTGGTGGAATTACCTAATTTAGACATGACCCAGATGATGCCTGTTTTGATGGGAATGCTCGGGTTGGGAGGCCTCAGAACCGTGGAAAAGATTAAAAAAATTACTAAATAGTCAGGTTAAAAATAACCTATGAGCGCTCTATTTATCGAACGGCTGTTGCAGCCTCTGTACAGACGGTTCTCGCTGTGGGGAGATTTCGCAACTCAGCCGACGCATCTCTATCGTGGGACGAAGGACCTCGAAAATAATTTCGATGTCATCCGCGCTGAGTATGACCAGATAATCAAGCGATATGATGATTTCGCGCCGTTTCAAGAAATATCCCCTCACCAGACGTACATATCTAATGACGACAAATGGCGTCTATTCTTTTTGAAGGGGGCGGGGCTTTGGTTTCCTAGAAACTGCGAACAGATGCCCAATACGGCTAAGATAATTAAACGCAATAAAGAGATCGTAAGCGCTTACATATCTGTTCTGGGACCGCGAAAGAAGCTAGAGCCTCATGCTGGACCGTATTCCGGTGTGCTTAGGCTTCATCTTGCGCTTGATATACCGCACCAACAGAGGTGCTATATCGATGTGAAAGACGAGAGGCTTCACTGGAGCGAGGGAAAGTGCATCATGTTCGATGACACATATATACATTCAGCAGTCAATAATACTGACAAGCTCAGGTCTGTTTTGTTCATCGATATAGTGCGGCCTCTACCATTTCCATTGCATGTGATAAACTTGGCAGTGATCAGAATGGCTCGTTTGTTTTCGTATGTGCGGATACCCTTAGCGAACCACAAGAAGTGGCAGAAAGTCTTTTACGATGGCTAGAAATTACAAGAAAGAATACAAGAAGTATCACTCTAAGCCCGACCAGAGAGCCAACCGAAGTTCTCGAAACAAAGCTCGTCGGAAGATGGTTAGCTCTGGCCGGATTAAAAAGAGCGATAAGCGAGATGTCGATCACAGGGACGGCAACCCGCGCAATAATTCATTGAAAAACTTGCGCGCCCGTCCGAAGAAAACGAACAGGTCACGCAAGAAATAGTCAGGCGGCTATCGTGAGTTTTGACACAGCGTTGTTTAGGTAGTCGGGCGAGAACTTAGCGTAGACCTTTTCCGTTATCCGACTGTCTTTGTGACCCAGCAGCTTTGCCACCTCAATAATTGGTACCCCATCGCGCACAAGGTTCGTCGCAACAGAATGACGAAGAACGTGTGGGGTCACGCCTTCCAAGCCGCAATCCTCAAGAATGTTCGCCCACGCCTTTCGCATATCACGAATGCGTCTGCCGTTGTTGGAGATGACATACATACTATCACGGTCTATCCCCGACAGGAGCGTATGCATCTCTGACGAAATCGGTATCACTGCGCGGTTCTTGCGTCTGTTTCTACGGTCGTGCTTGTCCCTGAAGTCGATCACCCCTTCCTTCCAGATCACTTGAGGCCACTGAAGAGACAGGATTGCCTCCTTGCGCTGCCCGGTGAGCAGGGCGATAGCGACAAAAAGAAAGACATGCGGGTACCTTTTTGAGGCTTCTAGGAATCGAAGACACTCCTCCTTATCAAGCCACATCTTCCTTGGCTCAGGCTCAGGTAGTCTTTTGATAACAATTACGCGGTCAATTATTCCTTCCGCGTTTGCCCATCTCAGTGCTGCGCTCAATACACCCAACTCTCGATTGACTGTACCGGCACTGGCGTCTCTCTTCTTGGTGTAAGCGGAGACATGCTTGCCGCTTAATTTGTGGATTGGAATGTCTCCGAAGTGAGGGGCTAACCTCTTCCAAGCGATAGATGCTCGTCTGTGGTCGATAGCTACATGATCAACATGATCAGAAATATACCTATTTACGACCTGCTCCACTGATGTTATTTTCATGTCGTGCGATTTCCTTTCAAATCGTATGTCACCTCATGACTTTGGGGAGGCGTCTAGTCAACGCCTCCCCTTTATCTTGTGAACGTCGATCTCATATCCCAGTTCACTGAACCATTTTTCGACTGTGCTAAAGGCAACATTCGTCTTGCCATTTTCAAAATTAGCTATTGTGCTGGCGCTAGTGCCTGTAAGAGAAGCAAGAACCTCTCTCGACAAAGGGGCTTCTTTTCGCAGAACCTGAAGTTCTGTGCAAAGCCAGTGGATGTTCATTTCTTTTCGCTTTCTTCTTCTTCAACGTAACGCTCTGCTGCCTCCCTCACCACAGAGGCTGCTGTAACATTTTGCTTGGAGGCGATATCCCTAATCCGATTTATGAGACGGAAGGGAAAAACAATGTTCCAAGTCTTACTTGGTTCCGTCATTCGACGAGGTCGGTTCAGTTGTCCCGCCATTGTCTGCCTCCATAATCTTTTCATATATGTCCTCAGCTACTGCTGCATACCCAGCTATATCAATGTGTGAGTCAAGTTTGGGTCTATTCATGCACCGGGCAACTTTTACCAAGCCCATCATCATTGCAACATCGTAGGCAGTTAGAGGTTTGCCAGACCACTCTCTTCCGGTAATCCATGTATTCCACAGATTAGCTATGCGGGTATGATTAACGAGGGAATCCCCGTAATCTTTGTGCCTGTCTCCGCATACGTTTTCTATTGCGCCCTCAAGCACATCTAATTTCTTTTCATGCATAGTTACCTCTGCTTTCAAATTCACCGAGAAGTTCTGTCCATAATTTCTGTGCGGTTTTGTTAGACGAAAGTTCTATGCGACTGTGTATGCCGCAATGTTGACGCACAGCCATTGCAGCGGCCTCTTCGTTTTTCTCAAAAATCAAACCTTGATCAAACAACCAATCTTGGAATGAATCCTCCCGGCAAAGCATACCGGCTTGATTGACGATCTTGTTAGCCTCTCGCACACTGGGTGGCGTGATGATTGTATCGTCGTCGTCCAGTCGCGCCATGCCAACCATATACCGAGAACCAATCGGATCAGACATGAGGTCTGGGGGAACATCGTTTGGGTGAACAACAAGCGTTATAGCTATGCCGTCTTTGGTTTGGCGAAGAGCGGTCTTTATGGCTTCAAGTCCGTAGCTTCGCTCTTGAATTGTTTTATCCATTCTTCTGGGTCAACTCCTTGCAAAGCCCACCACCTTTTCTCGTTGCCGTGCATGTGAAGTTCTTTGTGGTGCATATCGCACAGAGGAACAGTCATATCGTCAGGCACTTTTAGAGACATCGCGGCGGGCGCTGTGAAGGTTACGTGATGAGCGACAGTGTAGGGAGAGCCACACACTAAGCATGGTCTCTCCCTGACTGAGGCCAGCCATTTCTTAGAACGGAATCTCGTCGTCGAGATCATCGTTTTGAACCTCCGGTTCAGGCGTTGGTTTCTTGTACGGCTCCTGTAGCCAGACCGAAAGATACTGACCGCTTTTGCCCTGCCAGACCTTCCCGGCAATCTCAAGTTTCGCAACCTGCTGACCTTCTGTTTGCCTTCTTTTAGACATCCCTGTCTCTTTGTTTTTGAAGGCCTCAACGAGGTACCGTGCCGCATCTTTGGTGATCTCAATATCACCGCTGATATCAGGCTGCTTCTCGTTGTGGTTGTCAGCGTGGCTGATGTTGATCGACATGGAGTCGATTTTGCGTTGATTGCGGAAGATATTACCGCCGCCGAAATTAGACTTCGCCATTAATTTTCTCCTTCTTCGTATGAATATACCTCACCGCTCTGCGCGGCTTTCTTTGCTTCCTTAAAGAACCCCATAACTCGCTTGTGAATTTCTGGAGCACTCTCTGCGATCATTCCAATCGCGTCCTTGTTGTGCTTGTAGAAGGCCTCGACGGCTTTAACGCACTCGTCGTTAGTGTCGTAGACAGGCTCACCGGAGAAACCTTCCTCGGGATTAGCACCGGCCCGATCACCAAGTGACGGCATGAACGTCGAGAAAACCTTCTCAACAATGTCGAACGCATCGCTATCGCCGTTGATCGTGGCGAACTGTTCGCCCTCCTCCATCTCAACAATATCAGCATGATGGTCGAGCATCTTTCCTCGGAAACCATCTGTTGATGGGTTAATTTTAACCTCTGGCTCCTCTTTCTTAACCTTCTTCGGTTTAGCCTTGGGCTTCTCTTCGATCTTCTCTTCGATCTCTTCCGGCTCTTCCTCAGCAATCAACTCGTCGGCTGCGCCTTCGTAAAGGAGCAAACCAAACCCGTGGTAAGCAATCGTTTTCACAAGCCCTCTCTGTAAGGCTGTGTTGACTGCCATCGGATCGGGTGTCTGCACCGCCTTGTTGCGGTAATCTAGAACCGGAAAGGTCTCGGTTATTGAATCGCCATCAATCGTGACGGTGACCTTAACGTATGCAAAACCCTTCTTGTCCATCGCGTAGGGTATGGAAAAACTCAGCTCCCCCACTGTAAACCAATGCTTTTCAAAAGAAGCATCTGGGTGCCTCTTTTTGATCTGGGACCAAGCATATGACCACTTTAAATAGTCAAACCCATTCTTCTTTTCGATCTTGTCCGCAGGGATTTTAGCCTCAAAGAGGCTCTCGAAATTACCCTTCTTGGTTGTCATCTTTTACCTCATGCCATTGGTTGCACCATTGATTGACCCGGCAATAGTTGTTCGCACATCTGGTGAACTCACCGGGCCTCTTTTCCACTCGCCGGGTGTCATCCTCGGCGGCGAAACTCTGGGCGTCGTCTTCATTATCGAAGACCCGCAACGCCCTTTTATTCTTACCTTTGTGGACTGCCCATTTGGTGGGACGCGCCCATCTCTCTGCATCAGAGCAGTCGGGCAGCCCGTTGAACTCTTTCTCAAGTTCTGCTCTCGAATGCTCACGAACCCGACCTTGAACGTAGGCGTCCTGTTCAGGCTCTGACCATAAAGGAACATCGATCTCGACAATCGGTGCAGCAGGATAATCTTCTCGCCTGTCGGCGTCGGCTTTGCGCCAGTCTCGTAATACCCCGATAACTGACGCAGAACGAACGCGCAGACCCTTGGCGTGGCGAACCAGATAGGCATAGACGTTTAGCTGCCGCTCCCAATCTGAGTGGTCCGACATCATCGCCTTGTATACGGAGGTGGATTTGAAATCTTTGAGATCGACCTCGTCGTCGTCTTCGTACTGGAGATCAATCTGCCCGGAGATCAAGGTGCCATCTACGTCGTGCTCAAGTCTCTCCTCTGCGACGTAGCTGTTGCTGGCAGCGTTCTCGAACACGGTGTGGATAGCAGTACCCATCACGCGGTAGACGAGTTCCGATACGTCCTCGGTTATTTCGTGTCCGTGCTCTTGCCGCAGTTGTGAAATTCTGGGAGAATCGATCAACGTCGTGACACGGGTGCCTTCGACTACCTCTCCTTTTTCAAACTCAGTGAGCGCTTTCACCACTGGGTCTGGTAAACCAGTCTTATTTGTGTACCTCATGTGAGCGAACATACAGAGGGAAATAACTAATGGCAATAGATTTATTAGATACCGATAAATTGTGGCTCACGGATTGGTTATTTAGTTGTGAGATTTTAGGTGAGCCAGCCAGTAAGGCTAACTCCCGCAAGATTGTTAAGTTTGGAAACAGGCCAGCTTCGATCAAGTCTGACAAGGCGAGGGCCTACGAGAAAACATTTGCCAGTCAATGCAGGGTTCTAGATGAATTGATCGAAGATGATGTCTTGCTCTGGTGCAAAATTTGGTACGCCTCCCGCCGACCTGATCTTGATGAAAGCCTGATCATGGATTTGTTGCAGGACCGCGCAATCAAGAACGACCGGCAGATTAAAGCGAAGGTTGTTTTACATGCTCTGGACAAGGAAAACCCACGAGCAGAAATAAGGTTGGCGAAAATTCCTGTTTGACGATTTGTTAAACCACCACTATGACAGAAGTGGAGGTGACAAAATGACTGACTTACAAGACACACTGCGCGGTAGATACGCGCATCGATCTATCGGGCAATACAGAGACACCTGTCCTGTCTGCTCACACACCCGAAGAAAATCCAATCAAAAGCAAAAAGTCTTGTCCATCAAGGTGACAGAGGACGGCGTCCGCTGGCTCTGCCACCATTGTGGTGAGAACGGAGGAACAGACAGAGTGGAAAAAACAGCAGAGATTAAAAAGTTTACGCCGCCAAAACAGAAAATAGAGGATGACGCCGTTGACTACCTTAGGTCACGCGGACTGTCTGACAAGGTAATCGCCTCGGGGCGAGTTGTCTCTGCCACGAAGTGGTTACGCAAAGCGAACGCAGAGGTGCCGGTGGTTGGCTTCCCATACGTTGATCCAAATACCGATAACATTTACGCGGTCAAATATCGTGGGATCGATATCAAGGATCACATTCAAGAGGGCAGCGCGACCAGCTTCTATGGCGTCGAGCGTATCGTTGATGAAGAGCCGATAGTTATCGTGGAGGGGGAGATTGATTGCCTCAGCGCGAGAGAGGCTGGGGTGCGGAACGCAATTAGCGTCCCGAATGGCGCTCCCGTCAAGGTCAGTGACGGGACAGTCGATCCATCGGAGGACCGGAAGTTCAACTACGTGTGGCAAGCACATGAGAAGTTGAAGAAGGCTGAGAAGATCGTCATCGCTGTAGATGGTGATGCTCCGGGCAAGGCCCTCGCGGAAGAACTGGCGAGACGCATAGGCAAGTCCAAGTGCTGGACCGTCGAGTTTCCTGACGATTGCAAAGACGCTAACGATGTTCTGCTGCGGCACGGCAAGGCAGAACTCCGCAACATGATTGATGCGGCAACTCCTTGGCCGATAGCCGGACTGTATGACACCGACCACTACGCTGATGCGGTGAAACATCTCTACCAGAACGGTGCTGGCAAGGGACTGACCACTGGCTTCGCTTGTGTAGATGAACTTTTCACGATTAAGAGCGGGATGCTTCACATCGTGACCGGTGTTCCGTCGATGGGTAAATCAGAGTTTGTTGATCAAATCTTATTCAACCTCGCTGCAACCTACGATTGGAAACACGCAATTTGCAGCTTTGAAAACCCGCCGCACATGCACATCGCTAAATTTCTTGAGAAGAAGCTGCGGAAGCCATTTCACATTGGGCCGACGCAGCGCATGTCAGAGGACGAGATGGAAGACGCGATGGATTGGCTTCGGGATCACTTCATCTTCATGGAGCAGAGCGACGGCACTTCGGCAACCATCGATGATATTCTGGAGCGGGCATCGGCAGCGGTAGCCCGCATGGGTGTTCGCACATTAACTATTGATCCGTACAATTATATGGAGATGGGGCTGGGGTCTAAGAGCGAGACAAACCTGATCAGCGAGATGCTGACAAAGGTTCGGAACTGGGCGGCGGCCCACGATGTCGCCGTGTTCTTTGTCGCTCATCCGTCGAAATTGTATCGACAGAACGATGGGAACTATCCGGTTCCCAAGGGATACGACATTTCATCCTCAGCAAGTTGGTTTGCAAAGGCGGATGTCGGTTTGACGGTTCACCGGAACTTTGACCGGGAGACCGTGGAGGTTCATGTGTGGAAGGTTCGCTTCAAGCACCTTGGAAAGCAGGGGGTGTCTGAACTGACATATGATGTCATCACGGGGACCTACCAAGAAGTCCACGAGGATTGGGACGTTGAAATTTAGGAGGGGGATTGCTCCCCCTCCCTTCGATTAGTTGTCAGGCTTCGCTTCTGCTGGGATGCAATTTGCGTCCTGATGCATCGGCACATGGTTCACCTCGCCAGTGACGTTATTGACCAACGCTTTGGCTTTGTATGACCTACCGTTCTCGTCAATCAAGGTGATCGGGACTTCAACGATCATCTTGCTTTGGCTCCGGGGCTGTTCCATTAGAACCTCCATTAGATCGGATGTGCGCCTGTTTGATCAGAAACTGAATCTGAGACGATACGTTCCTGACCTCTTTGTCGCACATATCCCTCAGAATTCCGTGAAGATCATCGGGAAGATTGATGTGTAGTCTCTGCATTTAAGTTCTCCTTTCTACGGGCCACCTCAGCGACCTTTTGTTTCCAGATGTTTTTAACCTCTGGGTCTGTTGCTTCAGCCTGTGCGCGGCATAAGCTCTCGATTACTTCGTCAGCGATAACTCCAATTCTCTTCATCAGTTAGTTCCCCAAAAAAGTGTCGTTGCGATAACGATACCAACCACTGGTAAGGTTAAAGTTAACCCGACAATGGTTGTGACAACTTCGCCTTTAGTGTCTAAGTTGCTGGTTGATGTCCCAACAAAAAAGACAAAAAGACTAAGTGTCACAATCGCGCCCAACAAATAACATAGGTGCCATGTCATGTCACTCTCCCATTCTGTCTATGGCCCGTGTCTCGGGCGTTTCTAGATCAACGGCTTTCACCGCTCTTTCGGTTTTGCAGTCGTCGCAATACCAAAAGTCTGTTGTGTCTTGAGTCATGATGTACTCGTCAAGACCGCCGCATTTGCGGCATCTTTTGAACTTCTCCATATGTCACCTCCTGTGAGTTAGCGTGTAGTCTTTCGTAATGACGCCCAGTTTGGGGTCGCCTCGCAGATGGGAAGAAACCCAAACGCGCTTTCCGCTCTTTCGGTAACGCCGCCAGTGACCGCGCACACTGTGTTGACGGCGACTGCTCTCATTCATGCCACCAAAACCATTTGGCATGACCGTGACCCCATGAAATTTTGGCAGGTCAATGGATACTTCAATGTGAGAATTGCCACGATGGAACTTGCCATGACGGTAGCGGCGCTTGCTGCCAGCTTCTTTCTGCTCCTTTACAATCCAGTCGTAGTTCAGCATCGCAAAAACGGTGATCAAAAACCGGGAGTCACCGTTGGTCATGTCAGACCCAACAGCCCTTAATGACTTGGCAACTTCTGAGTCCCACTGACCGCTTTGTGTATTAACAAAAAGGTCAACGCCCGGACCTTGAATAAGGCGAAGATGGTTGCATAGCGTATTGAGCGCGTGGTCTGTTTCGGTAGGCAGAGAGTTCAGATTCCTCCTGCACCACCAGTCCCCAAGCGACTCAATTACGGCGGCGCAGTCTGCTTTTCGAGTTAACTCGACTTGCTCGTCAGACAGTTTAGCTGGCGACAAGGAGAAAAAATCAGCCAGAAAATCTCTGTGATTTTCTAAAGAGAACCCAGACCCTTTCTCCTCGTCGAACTTCGCGAAATAAAGCGCAAGAGGCGACGTAAATACTTTGCCGCTAAGTCCCCCGTGCAGATCATCAAAGTTAGCAAACGGCGTCCCTATGAAGGCCTCGCCTTCATAGCCCGTGTGAGGGGCCTCTTCAAAAAGGTAGCCTACGCTCGGAGGAATGTTGTGCCAATCAACCTTCGATGTCTCACCAATCTCAGGACAAACCCTTTCGAGCGTCTTCTGTCGAGCAACTTCGTTCCATTCGATCCACATGAGATCGTTGGGGGGGGACATGAACTTGTATTGATCAACTAATTCTTCCCCGTCAGCCCGCATCGACGCCTCCATTGCGAAGTCCACAAAATCGTCGTCGAGAACGTAACGGGTAGCCAGCCTCATATCTTTACGCATACTGGAGATTCTTTGTTGGCGCTGCCGCCTGAACTGGGTAGTCTCCGGCGAGAGGCCTTTCATATAAAAACCGCGCTTAGGATTATTAAGCGCGGCGATAACATCGTCAGCAAAACTATATCGCTCAGTCATAGCGATCTCCTTTCATTTTGTTAGGCAGGTTCGTCGTCACACCCTTCGTCTATTTCGCCCTCAGTTAACGGAACATAAAATTCACCATCACAAAGTTCTTCTAGACGTATCTCTCTTATGTCGGCCTCTGTGACCCAATCTTCTTGAGCAACGTCAGAAGAGCAACCCGGACAGGTCAGCATTGACCAGTCAAGATGGTACACCTCGATCTCTACTTCGAGGCACTCAGGACAATGCAAGATGTGAATGTCACGTTCGTCACCGGCATTGATATACACGGCACAGATAGGGCTACCTGATTTTGTCTCACCGGCTGGCTTCACTTTCCAGCCGCGCTTGCACAAGTCATTGACAACATCAACGCTGTCGGCGTCGAAGAATTTCAAGTACGTTAGATTGCCCATCTTTTATCTCCTTTCTAATTTCTCCAGATGATTTGCATTCATCGCATTGGACGATTTGCTTGCGAAATTTGTCACGCAAAAATCCATTTCCCTTGCAGACTGGGCATACGATACTATCACGCATCTACTTCTCCAAACATTGACGGGTTAATTTTAACCCCAAGCGGGGATGCAGGGGTTGCCCCCTACATCTCCACCTTGAGGAACGTGCCGAAAGGCTCCTGCCCCTCGAACGGATCAACACCAGTCGATGCCCACAACACCGGGAAGTGCGTCTCGTCCTGCACCTCCTTGGAAAGGCTGGCGTACCCATCCGTGAAGTAGATCAGTGCCGTGGGATCGATACCCTCCTGCTGTAGCAGCTTGAAGGGTGGCTCGAACCGTGTGCCACCGCCCGACTTGTTCTCGACCACGATGTCGCTGTAGTCGTCGAACTCGTCGTACATCTCACCGCCAGCGGTGCGCTGGATCGACCAGTCGCAATAGATCACGACCACTCGGTCAGGCTTGATCACATCGCGCAGACTATCGATCTCGTCCGCGAAACGCTGCGCCTCTTTGGCAGAGACGCTGCCGCTGGTGTCGATGGCGAAGACAAGGTCGCCACCGCTGACACCCTCGGTCGAGGGGAAGTACTGGCCCCCGCCAATGAAGCGGCGGTTGGGACGAGCCAGCGTTGCCTCCTCACCGAAGCTGCTGGACAGGAAGTCGGCGAGAGCCTCTCGCCAGTCCACGGTAGCAGCCTTGGCAGCATCCAGCACACCATCGCTGATGTTGACGCTGCCGGAGCCGGTGACCTTCTCGACCTCAGCGGCCACGATGATGTTCCTGCGAACTTCCTCGAAAGCCTCTTCAAGATCGTCGCCGGTCAGGCGGTTGCCACCATCGTCGGTCTGATCCCAGACCTCACCGGCATGAGACGGAGCCTTGGGAGCACCAGAAGGCGCACCCTGATCGCCATCGCCACCGCTGGGGGCATCGCCACCCTCGGACGGCTCACCCTCACCACCAGCGCTCTGAGGGGTACTCTGGGGCTGTTCTGAACCGGACAGAGCCTTGGTGATCTGCTTGGCAGACATGCCCCGGAATTTATGGGCGAGCAGCGCCCCCTCCGGCAGTGCGAGACCAGCGTCGAAGACCACAAGATTGACGGCATAATCACACGCCTGATTCCACAGGTCAGGGTCGATGTCGCCACGCAACAGGGGATGCATGAACGTGACATGCAGCCCCTCATGCAGGACGACCGCCTCCAGTTCTGCGTCGGTGGTGTTCTGCACGAACGTGCGGTTCCAGAACATGGACTTGCCATCGGTCGCCATCGTGTCGGTGCGGGTGGTCTCGACCAACGGAAGGCCGAAGACCTGAGCAGCGTAGCCGGGAGCCTTGCTGCCCAGTCGAGAACGGGCGCGTACCAAGCGCCCGAACTCGGGATCAATGATTGACTTGTACATAGTTATTCCTCCTAGTTGAAGACAGAAGAGAGATTGTCGGCCAGCTTGGTGGCCTTGGCGGCAACGACCGCCCGGTCTTCGTCATCCTCGCGCAGGGTCTCACCCGTGCGATTACCGATCACCGCCATTATGTCGCTGGCAGCCTGATCCAGCCGTGCGTCACCCTCGACGTTGAGAGCGCGAACCACCGGCACCAACTCACGCAGCCGGTTGACCGTGCTGTCACGGAACGCCGTCGCCCGTTTGTTCTCGGGGTCGTACTCCGAGAGGCTGTCGGCAAAGTGGCGCAGCGTGGTCAGCACTGTGTCGCGGGTGTGCGTGGCGACCTCTTCGAGGCGCTTGTTTGCACGGCCCTCGACCTCCGCCTTGAGTGCATCCACAAATTCCTTGGATGCTGACACGCGGATGTCGTCGCTGTCCGGTATCACATCAAGCTCACGGTCGAACGAATACCGCTCGGCCACGATGATTGCAGCGTTTGCGTCATCGTCGTTTCCTCCGGCGTAGTCGTCAGCCGACCACAGGTTGGGGTTCTCATCACGCGCACGCTTGATGGCGGCGGGTAGTTCATCCCGCAAATCCTCCAGCGCAGCGTCGAACCGAGACCGGAACTCCCCAAGATTGCGGAGAACCTTCTCGTTCAGCGCGTTGGGCAGGATGTACCAGCCCTTGTCGTCCCACGTTGGGAGACCACCCGTGATGAACTCGCCATCGATAGGGCCAGCGCTGTCACCACGCAGATAGTTACGCGCAGCGCCCAGTATCTTCTTGGGAGCCTTGAGAACCTCGGGATCGACCAGCCGCTTGGACCCGGAGACCCAGTCGGATGTGGTGTCGAAGTGTGAAGCCGCACCCTCGGCGATTGCCTTGTCGGTGCGGATACCTCGCCATGTGGAACCAACCACGCGAACGAGAACGGCTTTTTCAGATAGTGCAGTCATGTCATACCTCATATGTTGACAGGTTAATTTTAACTCGAAGATGCCGGAGCCGAAGCCCCGGCAGGTTGCTTAACTTTCGTGGTTGCGGATCATCTCCACTATTGCCCGTTTTGTCGGGGCAGACATTACGCAGGGCCATTTTTGCGCGTGCCAAGTCCGACCTCTGCGCCACACCTCGAACCCGTCGATAAATTCGTTTTGGCGCGGTGCCGGGGTCTTAACTTTGGGGGCAAGATTGATCTTGAACATTTGTTGTCTCCTCCGGTCGTCGGTGGGTTTGAAAGTAGTCCTTGGGGATTGAGCCGTCCCATAGATCAGCGCGGACTAGGTAATCTTTATATTCAGGCGATGGGTACGCCTGTAGATCACCGTCGCTATTTTCATCGACGGTGATCCAGATCATTGGGATACCGTTACAGTAGATTTCGCTCATGAAGTCATCCTCATAAAAGCGCCGGGGCCGAAGCCCCGGCTGTTAGTTAAGAACGGATGTCTGCCCAACGTAGGCAGAAGTCCCG